TCGTACCCCTCTAAAAATCCCTTGCCTGGTTGATGTGTCATTTTTATTCTTTCCGAAGATGGCATCATAGTTTTCGCCATACTTCTTTAAATCTACTTTTCGATATGAGTCACCCTTACCTGCACTATGCTTTCTGCTCATATCAATCTGCCCCATTAGTAATATTATCAAAATTAATTGGCAAATTACTGAGACTATTCATGAACTTTTTAGTTAAGACAACTGCATCTTCTTGATGGGAATATGTCAACCAAAGTCCTTCTCTCATGAGTTCCTTCATTGCTATAAGTTCATCGTTGTCAAATTGTGAAACAACGATGGGATCATCGTCAAGAAGGCCTTCTAATATTTCAACCTCAATATTATCTTTCCATTTTGAGGCATAAAATACTTCAGAGTAGGAACTAATTGCTTTCTCGATCTTGTTCTTTAACGCTTGTAGTCTGTATATTTGGGTCATGCTGATTATATTTATCAACGAAAAACGAAATCATAATGGGGTAATGCTTAACAACGGCTCTTGCGCGTTGACGAATGTACTTTGGAACCTTTGGAGTCTTCTTGGGATCCAAAAGATCATACATAAATTGTTTGCAAGATTCAAGCGAACGGAGTTCTTCTTCAAAAGTTGACATAAACTCTTCGGACTGGGATCGAACCAGTGACATTGGAGTTAACAGCTCCACGCTCTACCTGCTGAGCTACCGAAGAAAGAGGATGACGGGAGTTGAACCCGCAACAACTACCTTGGAAGGGTAGCACTCTGCCATTGAGTTACATCCTCAAGAATAGGACCGGCGGGAATCGAACCCGCACGGTTTTTGAAACCGAGGGATTTTAAGTCCCTTGCGTCTGCCTGTTCCGCCACAGTCCCATTAGACTCATAGTATACCACGAGACTTCATTACTGCAACGACCTTCTCCAATTCTTTTTGACATTCAATCATTTTATGCTTGAACATTTTACGGTCTTGATACATCTTATCCATGAGTTCTGGCAAAAACCCACGGCGATCTTTTACAAAGGTCGTGCCGTTAGCGGCGACCGACAAATTCTTATCAGTAAACATTTTAATAGAATTCATCGAAACCTCTCCATTGGAAAGAATGCCGGCGGGAGAAACAACACCCCTCATGCCGTCATCTGTAATAGTTTCCGGAGAAATATTATACTGCATGATCAAATGTGGGTAAAGTGAGTTCAAGTCAAAGGAAACGATCCACTTGTGCATTCCGACAATAGGATCTTTCACATACGCACCGGCATATTGCTCATCCTTTGACGCTTTACCCTTTGGTGGAATTGCAATCTTGTTCTTTGCTAGATGATTGTAAATAATCACATCCCAAGTTTTGACTTGAGAAAAAACATCTGTAAAGTTAACACCAGCACTATATGCAAGTGCCAAGGCCAGTTCGATTAACTTTAACCTATCCTCAAGGCGTTCAACCAACCTGACATCTTGGATGTTATATTCGATAAACTTTTGGAAATCGTTTGTATAAAATTCTTGAATGCTTTCATATTCGCTATAAGAGATCTTTCTCTCCCCCAGTTCCACATAGGCTATGTAGTCCAAGCGATATGATTCACGATTCACATATGTAAATTTTTGATACAGTTCATAATAATCAAGTGTGGAAATACCAATGATATCATAAACTGTCTTATCCTTACCATTCTTATCTGCAACAGTTTTGTCTCGTATGATGCCCCAAGGAGAAAGATCCTTAGTCTTATTCTTACCAAGAACAACCAACATTCGATTGTAGAGATAAGGAATATCGAAGAAACGAATATTCCATCCGGTTAGCACATGAGGATAATCACTACTGAAATACTTGAGAAATGCAAGAAGAACTTCCCTCTCGTCAGGATGAGAGAAAACAACTTCATCTGCTTGTGCTTTATATTCTCCACGGCAAAACACATATGGTTTCTGCCCGCGGCGAGTTATTGTGATTGCAAGAATCTCTTCTATCGGATTTTCAAATGACGGAAACCCATTTTCTGCTGTAGTTTCAATGTCGAAATATGCGACATCTACATCGCTTACTTTGTATTGTCCGTCGTAGTTCTCTCGGATAAATTGATATTCCGTACCAATCTCCCCATGAATCTCGAATCCAGTAACCGATTGATACTTTTCAATAAAATCACGGACTTCGCTACGAGATTCAAAACTAATCTGCTTAAGTGGTGTGCCTTCAATTGATCTCCAATCCCCCTGCGGCGACTTCACAAATAGGGACGATTCATACTTTTCAACAAAGTCGTGCTTTACGCCATCGATGACTTCTCTACAAAACATTTGTGTTCCGATATGAGCGGCGCCACTTGGGTAGACATTAATATATTGTCGCATGTGATTATTGTATCACTTATTCTTAAAGAAGTCAACGACCATATTTTTTGTAAGAATAATATTAAACCAAATAGCAATTAATGTTGATTTAAATTTCATCGGCGGCTTTCTATCTCTAGATCATGGTCATAACCATATATAAACTTTGGTCTTGAAATAGTTTCTTGTTCTTCTTTATGCATGCTATATGAATATAGCAATACCATATAATTAATAACATCTATGCAGGTATCCCTGAATGATTCATCTTCCACATGCATTTTGCCAGATTCAATGAAAGAACTCAATCGACTCATTTTATCCGTCAACCGGACCATGAATCCTTGTTCGGTCTTACAAATTCCCATTGCCTCTACTCTTGTAAAATTGGCAAATGGTTCCTTGCCTTCGTTTCCGGCATAATCTTTATTTTTCAGACTCATTAGATTACGAGCGTCCTCGCAAATCTTTTCGTGCATTTTAAGTAGTTCTTCTCTTGTCATAATTACTCCATGAAGTTCTCAAGTGTAGCACCATTATATGGTAAATCAATAGTCATGTTTTTATTTTTACCAAAACACCATATGTTTTCAATGAAACAAGAAGACAGATGTTCCTTGAGATCATTCTTTTCCATCTTCTTCGGTCTTTGCTTGATACGCATACCAATCTGTCCCAAAAAATATTCTTTAAAATCGTCAACCAATGAATCACATGTTCTATGTCGAATTCTATTGATTGTGGGATCCATGATGTTTATCAACATCACTCCATTTTCAGAAAGAGTATCAAATGCTTTCTGACAAACTGTCTTTAGGAAATTGTTATACCAATTTTCATACTCTGGATATTTCCTCCAAGACTGATTTTCTTCCTTCTCTCCGCCCATATTATACATTTCGGTGGAGAAATATGGAGGAGAAGTAAATACTAGATCAACAGATCCGGCGGGTGGCCACCATTCTGAATTTTCAGCAGGAATGTTTCTAACGATTACTTCCTTAGATCCACGACAAATAAATCCATCAGGTATCTCCTCAATAGTGGGGGTATTACCGAGCATCTGTTCATACTCAATGCATTGTTGCTTATATACTCTGTATGTGTTTGGATTTGGATCAACACCATAGAATCTTTCTGCAGAAGATGCATAGAACCCAGCAAGTCTGTCTCCCCATCCCATGCTAAAATCAAGAACCGTCTTTGCAGAGAAGAAATCGTAGAGTGTCTTGGCGACATGTGGTTTGAACTGCGTTGCAACATAAGAACCAAGTCTAAAAGATCCACGAATATTTGTTTCATTAATCGTGTTTGTTCCCATGCGCCAGAAGATCCAATTCATCTTCTTGAGAAGTTCAAGACTATTCCAGATGTCAATTGGAGACTTAAAGCCATATGAAGGGCACGACATTCTATTCTCTTGTTGAAAATAATTACTAATGTCGTTGTAATAGTGACCAAACTCAATCACAAACTTTCCATGCTTTGAGTATGGATACTTGTAATCGTTGTATTTTTCCACTACCTCGTTTGGTGTATGAGATGTAATGAAATTATAACAATTTTCTGTTTTAAGAGATACCAGTTTGTTTTTTACTTCTAGTAGAGAAATAGGACGAAAAGGAAAACTCGGTTTCGTATCCGCAATAAATTCTGCAAATCCATCAACAATTTCTCTTTTACTATACTTAGCACAGAGTTCATCCCAAACATCAATGTCAATCTCTGGTATTCCTCTATGATTGATGGATTGATCCATCACATCCATTATATTCATACACCCGTGCTCCCAAACCCACCTTTACGATTACCCTTTTGCTGAGGATGAACATGAGTTTCTTCGATTGTGTATTCTAGAGTCTTTACTAGTTCTCCTTGTGCAATTCGATCATGATGCGAGATTGCGATATCCACAGCATTCATATTTTGAACCATGACATAGAGTTCTTCTGTATAATCCGAGTCAATGATTCCTTCCGAGTTAGTTAGACTGATTCCACGCTTCAGAGCATTTCCAGAACGAGGATGCAGTCTAACAGAGTAACCCTTTGGAATGTCAAGAATTATACCAGTCGGAATGAGTGCTCTTCCATTCGCAGGAATTACAATTGACTTCTTTCCATCAATGTTAACCAATTCAAAATCAAACATCTTGTCTGAAATATGATTATATACAACATAATCTTGAGGAACGATGTTTGCGTAAATGTCAAAGCATGCTGCTTCGTCTGTTCCAAATGAAGGAATCTTTGCTGTTTCTTCCAACTTATAAATTTTAAGCATAATAAAAATCTCCGCAAGTAGTATAGCACTTACTTAGAGAATGTCAATAATCTCCGACAGAAACCTCATCAAATAAATCAGCATCAATTGTTATGAATACTTTACCACTATCGATTTCTTGGACTATAGCCTTTAATGGATCTTGTAAAACTTCGCCAAGATATAAAAATCTTTCGTTTTGTTTTAAACCATATAATACAATATCAG